GTTGCAACAGAAGGTGACTACATTATCAAAGGTGTACAAGGTGAATTTTATCCATGCAAGCCTGATATTTTTGCACAAACATATGAAAAAACGGAGGAATGAAATGTTAGAAAAAGCAAAACAATTGGCATCACAAGAATTTTCGCGCTTATCAGATCGTGAAATCAAAGCAGAAAACTGCTTTGTAGTTTGGTTTAGCAAGACCCTGCAAAATTGGAAAGCTCTTGTTAGTACGAACGCAATTACATCAAGCGAACCTTGTGGAAATTATGCAGAAATCACGCATAACGGAGACAAGAATGAGACTTATGTGGATGTTTACGCCAAGGTTTCAAATCGTGCCATTAAAGATTAGGAGGTGATCCAACATCTTGACTTGCAGGAATAGACTGCTATAAATTACTGTAAATTGCTATAAACCGCATCGAATTCGAGGCGGTTTTTCTTATGCTTGAAAGGAATAAAGATATGGAAGATTGGAAAGTAAGATTTAAAAAAGAATACTCTGAATTGAGAGAACGATTCAAAAAGTTGGATATGATGATTGGCAAATACGAGAAAGGACAGTTAGAGTTTGAACCTAAATGTCCTATTGAATTGTTAAAACGTCAGCGTTCAGTTATGTGGGATTATCTTTCTACTCTAGAGCAACGTGCGAAGATTGAAGAAATTAAACTATAAAACCTAACCGTACGGGATTCCATACGGTTTTCTTTTTGTCCGAAGACTAAAAACTACGTGGAGACACCAGTGACAATAACTGAAATAGGGAGACACCCTTAAAACTGAAAGGAGAACGCTATGTTCAAACGCAAACTATTTTTCCATAATGCAGATACAGGAACTGGCTCTGCAGGTGGACAAGACACGTCAAGCCAAACTCAACCAGCTAGCACTCCTGAGATTGACTATGACAAAATCGCTAGAATTGTCGAAGGCAAGCAAAAGGTTGCTGAAGACACCGTGCTAAAAAATTACTTTAAGCAGCAAGGATTGAGTGGTGAAGAAATGGCTCAAGCTATTACTGCTTTTAAGTCGCAGAAAGCTGATGCAACACCAGACGTCACATTACTACAGCAACAGTTAACGCAGGCACAAGCAAGTGCATTGCAAACTAATTTAGAGCGAAATCTACAATTAGCAGCAATCGAGGAAGGATTGCCTGTTGGTGTACTATCTTATGTGATGAAATTGGCTGATACATCAACTCTCACACTTGAATCGAAACCAGAAGATTTCAAAGCTATTGTCGCAAAAGTTTTGGAAGACGTTCCTGCACTGAAGCCAAACAAAGAAGAATCAACTGGGTTTCAACAAATCGGATCTACCGGTAAAACACAACAAACTAGCCAAACTGATGCCATTGCTGCAGCGTTTGGTCTTTAAGAATAAGAAAAAGGAGAATTAAATTATGACAGTTTATAATTACGCAGAACAATTCGAACAAGCTTTGCATCAGAAATATGCAAAAGAACTTGCGTCTGTAGATTTGTTTAACTCAAATCCGCAAGTGAAATTTATCAACGCTCAAACAATCAAGCTACCAAACATCACAGTATCTGGTTACAAAGACCACAATCGTCAAACTATCGGTTTTAATTCTGGAACAATCTCAAACGATTGGGAACCAAAGAAACTCGAACATGACCGCGACATCGAATTTGCAATCGATCCTATGGATGTTGATGAAACAAACCTTGTCGTTTCTATTGCCAATGTCCAAAACACTTTGGAAACTGAACAAGGTATTCCTGAAAAAGATTGTTACGTGTTCTCAAAACTCTACACAGAAGCAGGCAAGTATACTGCTAATGGTGCCACTATCGACACTACAACATTGACTGCAGAAAATATCTTGCAAAAATTTGATGATGCCATGGAAAAAATGGACGAAGCAGGCGTCCCATCTGAAGGTCGCATTTTGTACGTCACCCCAGCTGTCAACAAGCTCTTCAAACAGGCTAAAGACATCCAACGTGTGCTAGGAGTGAATGGTTCAAATGGCGATGTTAAACGATCTATCTATAGCCTTGATGACGTTAAAATCAAACAAGTGCAATCAGCTCGCATGAAATCACAATACAACTTTACAAATGGCTGTGTCGCAACAGATGAAGCGAAACAAATGAACTTCATCTTAATCCACCCATCTTGTGAAGTTGCTCGTGAAAAATACTCTTACATCAAAGTATTTACACCAGGTCATGACTCACGTACAGCTGACAACTATTTGCTCCAATCTCGCTTCTACATGGATGCATTCTTGATCAAGAACAAAGCAGCTGGTATCTTTATTAACGCGACAGCGTAAGAAAGGATGGTGTAGCATATGGTATTAAAAGCAATTAAAGGCGCTCGCGTCTATGATATCGATGAGTCAGCGATCAATGATTTTGTTGGTCGTGGCTTTGAAGTCTACGAAGATGGTGAATTAAAATATGGTGAATCTGTCGACAAGGTTTCAAAAGAGGAGTACGAAAAAGTTTTGGCTGACTTGAAAAATGCTAAGGATGAAATCAAGAAGCTCAAAGGAGCTAAGGAGTAACAGTCATGTATGCTAGTCCAGATTATTACAAAAAGACGTTTGTTGGTGTGATTTCTGCTGATTCAGAAGAACTGGCTAGCAAACTTAAATCAGCTTCTGACAAGATTGATATACTTACATTCAACCGAATCCGTGGTATTGGATTCGACAATCTGACACCATTTCAGCAGGAAGTCATCCGAAAGGCTTGTTGTCAGATTGTTGATTTTGAGGAGGTTAATGCTGATTTGATAGCTACTACGGTTTCAAACTACAGTATTAATGGTGTGTCAATGCAATTTGGATCAAATTGGAATATTGCTACAGAACAAGGTATTGTTATTTATCGCAAGACCTATGAACTTTTGAAGCAAACAGGATTGACGAGGAGGGTTATTTGATGAAATTTCCACAACTTGTCTTACCTCAATTTTGTCAGACGCCAATCACAGTCACAGTCAACCAAGAGGGAGTTTCTGAAGATGGCGAACCTTTGGAGGCGTTTAGAGAAAATCTAAAATGCAATTATCAGGACGGTGTCAAAACAGTCCTAACCGAACAGAAGAAGCTGGTCCAAATTACTGGGTCAGCTTATTTTGTTGGTGATATTGCACCGTATTTGCCTACATTGAGCGGTGGGACTGCAATTGTATTTGGCATTGCCAGGAAGATTGCCGACAGCCGGAAAGCTAGAAATCCAGATGGGACTGTTAACTATACCTACATCGGATTGGAGTGATACTATGTTTGCGAAGTCTACAGTAAAGCTAGATTTTGGTACTATCCGAAAATTGGAAAGGGCTCAAATCATAGCACTGGAACAGACTGCTGAATACCTGCATACAGAAGTTGTGCAGGCACAAGTCGTACCATTTGATAAAGGTGTGTTGCAAGGCGAAGCAATGGCTCCAGACTACTCACGTTCATCCCAAGGTGTAGTAAGCCTGGTACATTCCACTCCTTACGCAAGACGATTGTACTTTCATCCTGAATATCAATTCCAGACGAAAGAAAATCCTCATGCAAAAGGAAAGTGGTTTGAGGATTGGGCTGATGGTGGCAAGAAGTCACACAAAATAAAACAAGCCTACGGGCGACTTTACAAACAAATCACGGGGGTTTAAGCATGATTACATTAGCTGAAGTCCGTGACTGGATTAAAACATTTAATGCAGCTAACAACTACTACATTGGCAAGATCGATAATAAGCAAGAAAATAGTATAGGCATTTACCAACGAAAGACAATCGATGGTCCTCGGGTAGCAATCGGAGGCAGATCACTGACAAGCTATGATGTCAAATCAATCAGCATCTTAATTCACTGGAACAAGAATGCGAATGAGACTGAGAAGCGTGCTCAGTACCTCTACAATCGTCTATTTGAGGCTGAATCGGTTGTTATCGGTGGAACACCTATTAAGATGATTGCCTTATTACAGAACGAGCCTGTGGACGTAGGAACAGATGATAATAACGTGTATGAGCGTGTTATCGAGCTTGATTTATATTACGAAAGAGAGGGCAACTAATGGCTCAGAAAACTGGGGTATTCCCCGTATATGAAAACCAGTTCCAAGTAAATAAAGGAACTGCAGGAGTTGAATCACTTGTTGATATTGCAGACATGGAATCATTCTCAGTATCATTTGACAATGGTGTTGAAGAATGGAAACCATTTGACCAAAAAGGTTGGACACGTCGTTTGATGACTGCGAAGTCAGTTACAATTTCTGTTTCTGGTAAACGAAACGTAGGTGATGCCGGTAACGACTACATCGCAGGTCTTGCGTTTAAAAATGGTCGCGATTCTGAAGCGGACTTCCAATGGACTTTCCCAGATGGAACTAAAATCAAATTTAAAGACGCGGTTATCAATCTTAAGGACTTTATTTCAGGGGATTCAACTGGTGTTGCACCATTGTCATTTGATGTCATGTCAAATGGTAAACCGGAAGTGGTGCCAGCAGGTTAATTTAGAGGGTTTCGACCCTCTTTTTATTTTAAGGAGGAAATATGGCTGAAGCTGAAGAAACCAACGCAATAGCAACCATGGCTTTTATTGATATCGATACAGGTATCGAATACAAGGCTGGAGATACCGTTGATTTAAGCGGTAAATCCAAAGAGCGAATCGAAGCTATGGCAACCAAAGAAAATCGAACTGGTCAAGTACTGATCAATATTTTATCTGAAGAAAAGGAAATTGAATAATGTCAAAAGTAATTGATATCACAGAAAAACTTAATTTTGAAGAAAATCCAAAATTGAAAATTAAAGATGCTGAAATTGAAGTCAATACAGATGCAACAACTGTACTGACTCTGATGCAGACTATCGGTGATGAAGAAGGAACTCCATCTGCCAAAAAAATGATGGAAATGTTTGAGCTAATCTTCCCTGAAAATAGTCGAAAAACACTTGATGAAATGCGTTTGAATTTTGCTGATTTAACTACAGTTATTGAAGCAGCGATGACATTGGTCATGGGAGAAGAAGAAGTGGGAGAACAGTGAGCCATACTA